GTCGCTATTTTGTCGACGTTTGTTCTGTCAATTTTACTTTAGATTCAGGAACGTAAAACTTCATTGAGAACTGGATTGCTTCACTTAAAAAAGTGTTGCGACTATTTTCACCTCGTTTTTCGTCAATCTCGTTCCACAGGTCTTTGTGTAAGTACACACAGATTCCTTTCTTAGTTTTGCTCTCTGGCATCTTCGTTGTTTTTAGTCATCATTGAACCTATCATAAGAGAACAATATATTTTCTCTTTCGCGTTCATGTCTTTTCGTTTTGACAATTCGAGTAGCACGTCGCCAAGAACTTTTCCTTGTTGGAAGTATGAAGCTACTGAATTGATTATTTCGCGTTCACGATCCTGTGTGATTTTTAACGCTTCGTATAGTGGTGTTTGTTTCATTCTTGTTCAGTTTTTTCATTTTCAGATTCGTCAAAAAAGTTAGGTGATGTCAATGAGATTAGATACGATAACACCCAAAAATCAACATCGATAACTTGTCCTATTTCAGTTCCTGTAACAACTGAATATCCAAGTGCAATAAGAAGAAAAATTACAATTGCAATTTCAGCTCCTTTAAAAAATTTACTTATTCTGTTTTTCATATTTATTTTATTTGTGCTAATATAAATAAGTTATGCTAACCGACAACGTATTGTCCATAACTTGGATTGAGTTCGAAGTACATTCGCATCATGATAGCGTCGGCAACGTCAGGCGAAATACCTTCGCGGTTCTTGATAACGTCCTTCGGTGTGACCATTAACTTTCCGTCCACATCAGCGCGGTGTCGTTTAATCATTTCCAACTCACGCACGATTTGTTCTTTGCGTGTACTGGATAGAATCGTTACCTTGTTTTCTTCGACGTACTGAGCAAGTTTATAGTAACATTCGCTTTTGAGATTTTGGTATTGCGAGTGTTTTGGTTTAGATCCGTTGACAAACCCTCGACATTTCAAGAAGTCAACGACACCACCACCAACACCGTCTTCGTCGCACACTACATCTTGCAATAAAATAGCATGCTGTTGACAGGTTAAGCGAACTTTGTTCACCACTTCGTCCAACGCAGCACGATTCATTTCAATTATGTCGATGATAGTTAGCCCTTCCCAAACGCAAATGATTGTCCTGTCCTTACCAAAACGCGCTATGTCGGCTGTTATGTACTTCTTGCCTTCATTGATTACTTCATTTCTAAACATTCGAAGTAAGTTCTCCGTTTGAAATAGCTTGTCGCTGTCGTCGTCGAATTCCCAATTGCCTTCTAAAAGTCTTTTGCGGTCGTATTCAGGAAGGCGTCTAAGAGATTCAATGTAGGCAACCGGTAAGAATGGATTGTCCTGCGGTAACGCTTGCACAAAGGCGCGGTGTGAAGGCAATTCGTTGCGGTTGTTCTTAATATAGAACTCATTGTACAACCAACCCTTCGCAGGGTTGCAAGACAAGAAACCTTTTGGAATTAATCCGAACTCGTTTAACTTAAAACGACAACGAGAATGAACAATGCTGACCGCCTTTTCAGTTACTTCGGAACACTCGTCAATAAAGTAATCTGTGATTTCTAACGATCCAAGTGAATTGAAATTTACGTCCGAAGGGTAAGCGAACAAGTCTTTCAAAACAATTTCGCTTCCGTTGAAGAACTTTATCACGTTGGATTGACCGTTAAACGTGTAGTGTTTATTCGCTATCAATCCAAACTCTTCAGCCGTTTCAAAGAACGTGTTTAAGGTCGTCTTTTTAAGCGTGTCTAATTTGCTACGTCCAATTAAAGAACGTGTCCCTGCGTACTTCAAACGTCGTTGTATTTGCCACATACAACCGAACTTCGTCTTGCCACCCCCTGCCGCGCCACCGTATAACAACTGTTCAACGATACTATCGGTGTTCAAGTAATTCAACGCTTCAATTTGACGCGGTAGGTATGTCGGTTTGTATGGTGTCAAAATAAACTTAGTTGAGGTTCATTTGATGTTTCTATTTTTGGCGCTGGAACTTGTCCCATTGCCATTAACACACCGTCAAAACGTCCGTTGTAATTGCTTGTTGAAAGCGCTTGCATCAATTCGAATTTAGCTAGCTCAACGGCTTGCGATTTAGTCGCGCTTACTTCTTCATCGTTCCAACCGATAGGCGTGCAAATGGTCACGCTCGGACTTTCAATGCTGTATGTATGTTTCCAACCGTGTTTGTTTTTTGCTACGCTATACGCAGCTAAAACACCGTCAGCTTTATAGTTCATTGTGTCGTCGTTCGTGCAATGTCCTTCGTCGTTCCAGTAGTATTCTTTCATTGCTTACTTAGATATAATTTGTAAAGCTCACGCATACCTTCGAAGTGGATTGATTCTTTCAACAACATTCTTTTCCTGTCGCTCATTCGCTCGACCATTGATTGAACGAGCTGTTGTTCGAAGTAAATGTTCTTCTTCGCGTTTGCTTTGCACAATCGATATTCTTCTTCCGTGAAGGTGTCAACAGTTATCTGTTTGCTTTCTTCGAGCCAACGCATAAGCGACACCGCACGAATCTCAATTACCGTATATTTTCCCTTCTTATAACTTGCAATATCTTCGGCTAACATTCTGCGCCAGCTATCATCGTTTACCGCCATTTCGCTTTCTTTTAATTGTTTTGATTCTTGTTCTTTTGATTCCGCGATTTCACGCTGTATTTGTAGATTCGCTTTGTCGCGGTGCGGTTTGTAATGGGTTAGAACGTCACCAATAAACACTACGCTCAATGCTCCGAAGTGTTCGCATTTCTTTGACAGTTCATTTGCTGCGTTCAATTCAAACGCTAAATTGAAATGTTCGAACGTAACCCACCGAAAGTGTTTCCCTATAAATTCGTGAAGCATCTGGAGTAGTTGCGCTTCGGGTAACGCGATGCCATACATGGCGCACACCTTAGAACACAACTTTACGAACGCAGGTAGTTCGTAATCGGCAACGAACGCGCTTTCACGTTCCGCACGATCAACCCTTTGTGTAGTTGTGAGCGTCGTTGTAGATGCGCTGCGCAGCGTCTGAATCGAATTTTCCATTTTTGATTTTAGTGTTTTGGTTTGTAGTTACAAAGGTAGATAAGTCCCACTTACGAACGGCAGCCTTCCAGTCCTTCATTTGATTGCGTCCGACCTTCCAACCGTTTGCTTCGTAATGTGCATGAAATTTTTCGGTAAATGCAAGCGCATCTTTTTCGCTAAGTTTCTCACAAGCATATTCGTATATATCGACAACCGTTGGTTTCTTAAATGACGACTTCTTTTCTTTTGTTGCTGCTGGAAGTTGAGCAGGTTGCGCTTTCAATAGCTGTTGAACTTGCGCTTCGAGAATCTCGATTCTCTTTTTAAGTTGTAGTATTAGCATTGTGTACCTCCGTAAGTTTCGTTATAGTAGTCCTCAAATGACTTTTGCTCCACCTTAAATTCATCACCCATATCTTCTACTCTACTACTAAACCAAGTTTCTTCGTGTTGCTCCTTCATCATTTGCTTTGCTTGGTTTTCAATTTCTATTTTTCTTTTGTCGAACTCTAATATGCTTATTCCTTCAACATCATACTCATATTCAAGTTTATCGAGTTGTTCAACGAACCATTCAACCGCAGTTTGTTTACTCATTTTGTTCCTCCATAAGTTTCGTTGTAAAAATCTTCAAATTGAATTTCAAATATTTTTCTTAATTTTTCATTGGTAGTAACATTATCTAAAGCAGCTTCTTTCATCTGCTCCTTCTCCATTTGCTTGGCTTGGTCAATAATACTTTTACTATTCATTTCTTTAACTTCAGTAGTATTATTACGTATTTTGAATAATTGCTCTACAAGATAATCAACCGCAGTTTCTTTCTTTTCCATAGTTATTTAGTTTTTAAAGTTTTTCTATTTCTTGTTTTACTTCTTTCCAATACTTTTTTAACACTCCTGTTGTTGTGCCTTCTAAAAGTCCTGTGTTAATTATCTCATCTACTGCTATCAAGGCACATTGCTTAGCTCCTTCAGAATCACATACATCTGTCCAATGATGTACCGTCATTCTTTTTAATAATTCCTTTGCTTTTTCATTTACTTTCATAGTTATTTAGTTTTTAGTTTCTCCGTAAGTTTCGTTGTAGTATTGTTCCGCTTCTTTTCTAAAAGATTTATTTTTATAATAGTTTAAATTATGGGTATCTGTAGCAAACTCAATCATCTGCTCCTTCTCCATTTGCTTGGCTACCTCCTCTCTTTCACATAAACAATCAATTAGGTTAGCATTTTTCTCATCACCTGCTTTTCTCATAACTTCGGATAATGCTTTAAACTCTTGAAACAATAATGTGACTGCTGTTTGTTTTTTTTCTGTATTCATAGTTATTTAATTTTTAGTTTTTCCGTAAGTTTCGTTGTAGTATTGTTCTGCATTTGTAGACTCACCATATATGCTATGACCTTCAATGTAAGAATCCGTAATATGCTCCTTCTCCATTGCTTTGGCTTGTTCAAATAGTGGTTCAGAGTTCATAAGAGAGTACCTCTCCTTTAATTGTTGCTCTAATAATTCAACCGCAGTTTGTTTCTTTTTCATAGTTATTTAGATTCAGATTTAAATTCATATGTTTGTTGTCCAAAAACGCCATCTATCACACTTTGTGTATGACCATCTAATTCTAATGCTAATTTAAGAGCATTTCTTAGTGAGTACATATAAGTACAATCTTTAGTGTCAATAGTTACAATTGCACTTTGTCTTTCCTCGTTTGTTCTGTCAATAATAATTTTCATAGTTATTTAGTTTTTAATTTTTACAACATTTACAACCTCTACTTGCATGACCTTTCATCTTCTCTTTAGGAGTCCATACCCCAACGTAGATTAGAAAGAATATGGGTATGCACATTAGCATACATAATACAACATTACCTATTGTTTCCATTTATTTAGTCCCACCCTTCGCCTTTCGCGTCGTCGTCTGCGTCGTCCCATTCTTGACAATCGAAGCATTTTTTTATTTCTCCGTCGTCGTCGATTAGCTCGTAGGCTTCTTCGTACGTTTTAAGTTTTTGATCCTGAAGAACAGCGTTCACGCGTTCGTCAAGTTCCGCGCTTTCGCAGGTTGGGCAAAAGATTAATTCGCTTTTCATTTTCTTTTTAGTTGTTTTTTAAGTTTGATTTCTTTTTGATGTTCTAAATGCTCGACAAACTTAGTGAAAAATTTCATTGGTTTAGCATAACCCATTTCGTCTAAAATAAAACAGATGCGTTCAACGGTTGCGCGAAACTCTCGGTCGGTTTCAATATGTCCCGCCACCTGGCGAATGCCGTGTATAACCGTCGCGTGATCCTTGCCGTAGTGTTTGCCTATTGAATCAAGACTAAGTAAGTAACACGGGCGCACAATAAAGAAAATGATTTGTCGCGCGTTGACGATTTCGCGCTTGCGTGTTATCATGTACAACTTTTGCGATTCGATACCGAGAACAGAACAAGTAATATCTTCGAGCGCACTCCAAAACATTTCTCTTTCGTTCTCCAGTTCTTGTTGAATCTTGATTTGTTCGCTTGTTAAACGCTCGTAGCGAGGCGTTAGCATCAACCACAATGTTTCGAAGCGTTCCATGTGACGGAAGGGAATCATGTCAATTAGTTCTTGTCGTATTTGTTCGTTAGTCATTGTGTTAGTTATCTTGAATGTTTACGTTATCTTTTTTTCTTAGTAAAAATTTTACACTTGTTTCAATATGTATTTCGTCAGAAGAAAAAACAAGTACATCGCAGGTTTTACCAAAGTTATCATTTACAGTACACGTGTGCGCTTGTATTCCAGTTACTAAATAATCGTTTGGTACTTTCATTCCGATTGCAATAGGCGTGTCTTCATTGAATGTTTTTAAGTATTCAATCATTTCTTTTACTCTAATCATTTTCTTCGTTTATTAATTTGGTTGGTGTAAAGGTTGAAAAAACTTCTTCGCGTGAAAGACCGGTATGAAGGCAAATGTTGTTGAAGTCTTTGATTCTCATTCGTTCGGGGTGCGTCACGTAAAGTCGTGCCGTCGGATCGCTTATGCGTAACGCTGTCTTAAAGTTCTTCATTGTCTTGAAGTTAATCTTAACAAGGCGACCGAATGGCGTTTTGTAGATTGCTTTATTCATAACTTGAAAAGAGATTTCACCACGCGTTGAATGAAGGTAAGTTGACGTTCCTTCGGTTTCATTGTTGGCGCGTTGTTGGTCTTTGGTTTAGGTTGGTTAAAAAGCGTTGCTTGTTTTACGTATTCCTTATAGCTGTTTCTTTTTTGAAATGATTTTACTTTTCCTGACAATAATAGGTTTTTATTTTCTTGCGCAACTTGATTTCTTTTTTTAAGATACTTTCTTTTTTCTTCAATAAATAATTCATAACGCTCCAGATAAATTCTTTCAACAGCTTTAAATGTACCGTCTTTTTCTCTCCAAAACATACCCGCGCTTTCTAATGGGTTTCTGTAATTTTGGCAAGCTTTCATTTTTATTAAAGCTTCGTTTGGTGTTTTACCTTCGTTTACTAACTTGCAAAATTCACGAACTCTGCTAATGTCGAATGGTTTTGTTGTTCTTGTTTTCATTTTATTTTGTTTTTGATTGTATGTTTTATTATTCATTAAGTGTCATAAAAGGCGCGTATGTATGATATAAACGCCTTTTATAACATCTTATTAATTTAGAACGGCATATCGTCCGTGTCGTCCGTTGAACTTGTTAGACCGCTTTGTTCCAACATCGCCTTCGCTTTGTTCATTTGATCCGCAGCTTTGTCTAGTCGGTCGCTGAATTGCTGCGAAGAACTAACTTTATTCTGCAACCATTCCGGTAGCATCTTAAAACGCAAGTCGAAGTCTTCGCTGTCGAAGTCAAGAACAAAAGAAGCGTTAACCTGTGGTGGGCAAGTCATTCCTTTAACAAGTGGTGAAGCTCCTTTTAAGTCGGCATAGACGCGTCCTGTATTCGCAGCGCGGTGCATTACGCTCACCATTGCTTCTTTCCCTATCATTGTTCCGACGTTAAACTTTGCTGCGTCTGAATCGCTTAACGCTTCGCCTAGCCAGTTTTGAACGAAGGCACGAAGCGCGCTCTTTTCGTGCATCGACAATGTGAAGTCGCGACCGATTGAGAACGGTTGTTCACCTTTGCCGAAGTCAGCCGTTTCCAAAGGTAATTCGAACACTAAGCGAACTTTGTCGACAAGTCTGTCTTCGCCTTGAAAGGTATCGGGAACTGTTCCGATGTGAATGATTTGGTAGCAGCGTGCTACGTGTGTTCCTGCGGGTACTGTTTGACCCCCGCCGTTGTTTGATTGTTGGGCAATGATGCTCATGTTGTTGTTGTTTATTTGATGATTAAATGAATTTAGATATTGTTCGAACTTAACTGCGAGTTCGTTGTCGCTTTGGATATGCCTCAACTGGCTGTCGTGAATGTCGCTTTGCTCGTTGATTCGTTTGAAATAACCCATTTTAGATATGGTCGTCGAATATGTTCACATCGAAGCTGAAACTGATTCCGTCCTTTTCTAACGTCACGAAGTCAAGGTCGAATTCAGGATCGTCGTTGCGAAAGAATCGACCGCGCAAGTTGATTGTGTACATATTGTCAAGGTCGTCGATGAACACGAGGTGTTGTTCTTGGTCTACTTCGAACCAACCCGTTTGGTCGTCGTTGTAGTTGTTGGCGATGGCTTTGATGCGTTCGTTCAACGTGCGTATATCGTCGTCGCTGAAGCAGTAAGTGATTTTAGGGCAGTACATATTTTTAATTTTAGTTGTTGCAAATGTATTCAATTAAGTTGTCGTTCCAACGCGCTTCTGAAAGTTTTTGACATTTTTCGATGTTGGCTGCTATTTCGTTGTGGCTAAGGTTGTATGCGTTAGCGCATGAAGAAACACAAACAAAACTAGATTTCTTGTGGGGGTGTTGGTAATTCCTTCCAAGACGAAGTAGTAACCTTGAGGAATACTCGTTCAAGTTCTGCAATTCGTTGGTCGCACAATTGATTCCGAGAAGGCGAATCAGTCCTTTGATTACCGTAGTAATTTTGTGCGGTAATGATTCCGTCAATAAGAATTTGTACTTCTTCTTCAAAGAGAAAAATTGATTTGTAAAAATTGGCTCTTTCATTGTTCATTTGATTTGGTTGTTTTAGATTTCTTTTGATAGTATTGTTTCTTCGCGTGGTATGGCTGTCTTGATGCGGTCGTAAGCGCGCACCGCTTCGTCGTAGTCGTTGTAGCTCATGTGAAATTCTCCGTTGACTACTATCTTATAGTACATATCGGTTAGCGTTGTCTTTTGAATTAGTTCTACTTTCATTTTGTGTAGTGATTTGGTTGTTGTTCTAGTTGTCTTGTTTGTTCGTCAATCGTTCCTGCGATTAACATTGCTCCGAAAAGAAGCGCAATGTAGAGTAGTTGTTTTTTCATTTTGTTATTTGGTTTTAGATTGATAAAAGATATTTTTGAACTGGAACGATACAAGTGTTTTGAATTGCTTCGCTTATTGTTTCGTAAAAATAACTTCTTTTGTCAATGTCAGTTGTTACTCTAATGAATACGTTACCTTCTGAAACTTCTACTTCTACTTGAATCTTTGTGTTGATGTTAAATGTTGTTTTCATTTTGTTTATCTTTGGTGTTGTTGTTAATTGTTTGACAAATATATGCTAAACTTTTGAATACGCAACAAAAAAATGAAAATAAATTGAAAATAATTTCTAACTAATTGAAAATGAACGTAAAAACTTTTAAGAAAACTTATAAAAAAAGTAGTGCGAAGCGTAAAATAGCACCCGAAAGCGAATCGAACCAACAAGAAATTGTAATTAAGTACCTACGTTTAGCATATCCTGACGCGCTTTATTGCGCTTCCGCAGGTGGAATGAGAACAAGTTACCTGCAAGCGATCAAAATGAAGCGTACTGGTTACGTCAAAGGGTTTCCCGACCTATTCATTTACGAACCACGCGGCGCGTTCTTCGGTCTTGCAATTGAAATGAAGAAAGAGAAAGGGGGTGTCGCATCACCAGAACAAAAGCGATGGCAAGAACAATTACGAAACAGGGGCTACGCTTCGTATATTTGTAAAGGTAGCGAAGAAGCAATCAAAGTAATAGATGAATACTTCAACAGTTGACACTTGACAAATACATAGAAGGTAACTATAAACGTTTCAAAGAACTTGCGAAGAACATTTCGCGAGGCGAACCTTACTATGAAGACTTGCTTCACGATTCTTTGCTTTCTATGTTTGGTTCGAAGCATATCGAGAACCTAATCGAAACAGGCGACTTTGAGTTTTATCTTATTCGCGTTATGTACTTAGCCGTAAATAGTCCAACGTCGCCATTTTACCGCCAAACAATCGCCTGGAACAGAAACCGTCGCGACTTCAAAGAATACGCGCACGAAGTCGACAAGACTTGGCTAGGCGCACGAATGACAAACGAGCAACTGGATATTCTTATAAGTAGGTTAACCGAGTTTGAACGCTTAATCTTTCAGGAATACATATTCGAAGGTTTCACCTACCGCGAGTTCTCCAAACAAACAGGAATACCAACGGTATTTTTATACCGCACAATAGATTCTATAAAAACTAAAATAAGAGCAAATGTTATTCGCAAAATCAAATGAGTATAAGCGACGACTAGAGATTTGTCGCACCTGTAAATTCTTCGAACCCTCAACGCAGTCTTGCGGATCGTTGATTGTTGGCGACGAAGTAGAAACCGAAGTGTTGTTCCGCAAGAAGTCAATCAAACTTTGCGGCTGCGTTATGCCTATCAAAGCAAAGCTCGCCTTCGCATCTTGCCCAGCGTCAAAATGGAACGGTGTTCTTTCTATGGACGAACAAATTGAGTTCAAACGATTCTTGCTCGATATGAAGGCGCAAGGACGTCTTGAGCAGAAAGATATGCTTAAGTTCTATTCGTTCAAGGATAAAGCCACAGGAGCGTTTAACGAGCGTTCAACGTGTCCGCCTTGTGTAAAGAAAGACATCAATACGTTTCTTGAATCGATGAAGGACGTTGATGTAAGCATTGACTAAATATACAAGTGAAAATCTTGTAAACTCGATACGTCGCCCCTGAGGTTCTTTTTAATATCGTGCCAACGTAGACTATTCAAATAGAAATCAATTGTCTTAGTGGACGTAAAAACGCGAAAGTGAGCACGTCCGAATTGATGCCATCGAATAACATTGTTTTTCTTATAATCAGTTAGCAATTGAATGAACATTGTTTGTTCTGCTTGTCTTTGTATTTTACTCATAATATTTTTGATATGGACATAGAAAGGTTTATGGGTGAAAAGACATTAAACTCGCATTTATGCCTTATCAGTATTCCTTTTAACTACTACTTAATAGTGTTTAGTAGTTACTCATAATTCAGAAGATCCTGCATGGGTTACAGGCAATCAGTTGACTATGTCTAGTTTCACCCCCATGTTCCACCTCTGGATTGCATGGATTATTTACAACTGTTGTTACTGGTTAATTGTATAATCTCCAAAATGAAACTCAATGTCATTTCTTACCACTACAAATAACCTTCCTTCTAATTATCACGTTCATTCACCAACTTCACACGTCGTTGGTATGGGTTGAATGTGGACAAGACCATTCCTCACTTATCTAAAAAGAAGTTGCCCCGCACACCGTACTCGTTAACTTAATAACAGCACAATGCTTGGGGCAATGCTTTGAGATTAACGAGTATTCAAATATAATCAAAGTAGTGAAACAAAATACAAATAGATTTCAACAACTATTGATTGTTAATAATCTATTTCGTATCTTTAGCATATGATAATTATTCCCGCTCAACTCGAATCAGTAGGTACGCGAAAGGACAAGACGCTCAAACTAACCTTTGGAACGAATGAACTAAGTCCTTCGCAAGCGTCCGAACTATTCACAATAGCAAATCAGTTCGGTTATCTTGCCTTCAAGGACGAAGACTTCAAACGCGAAGAACTGGATGCGGTAGAAAGTCTTAAGAGCGAGTTAGAAGATACGTTAAAGAAACCTTCACAAAGATTGAGAGGTGTTCTATTCAGACTATTCGAGCAAGACAACGACGGGTTCAAGACGTTCTCGAAATACTACGACAGCAGAATGGAACAACTTATTAACCATTACAAGGGAAAATTAGGGTAGTTCTTATATTTACATTGTAAGATACAATTGTTTTCAATATGCCATTCGAAAAAGGACAATCGGGAAACCCGAAAGGAAAACCAAAAGGAGCTGTTTCACACAAGGTCGAAATGTGGAATCAGTTAGGCGACTACGTCGTGACGCAAGGAGCGGAAAGAGCCATGTCGGTTCTTCACTCAATGGACGACGAAGACTATCTTCACCACTACCTTGCAATGCTCGAATACTTCAAACCTAAACAGGCGAGAACAGTTCACGCAGGCGACAGCGAAGCGCCAGTGCAAATAATAATAAATGATAAGTTATGAGTTTAATAAAAAAAGTTAGTGTTACAATTTTTTCTTTTGGTTTATTGTATTCTTTTTACTTAGCAATTAGTTTTGAGCATTCTGTAATTTTAGGCTTAGCTTTAATTCTATCTAACCAAGAATGAGTAAAGCAACACTAACCTTCGACCTTAACGACAGCGACGATCGTATGGAGTTCGAGCGCATGATGAAGGCGCGCGATATGGCAATGTTGTTATGGGAAATCGACATGAACGGATACCGCAAGTTTACCAAGTACAACGACAGGCAAGAGGGCGCATATCAAGAAGGCATCGAAGAAGTATTCGAATACTTTCGAGCTTTACTCAGTCACCACGAAATCTACGTTGAACAACTAATTGTATAACGCGCCAAAACGCGCAAAAAAAACAAGTAATGGCGGACATAACAAAATGCGAAGGCATTAACTGCAACCAAACAAACAGCTGCTACCGGTATCTTGCGAAGGCGAACCCATACCGACAAAGCTACTTTGAAAAAACACCTGTATCGAAGGACGGCAAGTGTAACGAATACGTTCGTTTATTAGGCGCAATGGAATGGAACGGGCAAATAACAGAAGAATAAAAGCGCACCCGAACGGGTAAAGCAATATGCAGAATGAACATAATCGTAACCGAGGGGGTACACTTTATAATGTGATTTCGTCGCAAGTATAGTAGATTTTTGCGACAAAGAACAACGAAATAACAATACAATAAGGAATGAGTGAAAACAAATTAAACTTCTTGCGGTCGCAGATTGCAATGTTTCATCCAGAATGGACTAAGGAACAAATAGAAATGGAAGCAATACGAATATACAACGAAGCGAACACAATCGACGACGACGAAGAAGGTTGTCTTTATTGTGGTTCGTAGTCAACAAAACAATTGATATTGTAGATATTAAACAACAAACAAATGAGCATCAAAGTAAGCATACCTGCTGACTATTCTTCGATCAGCGTCAAGCAATACGTTGACTACCACGCAGCGAAGAACGACATCGACAAGTTGGTTAGCATCAGTAACCTACTGAAAGAACAAGCGGAACAAATTCCTTTCCAACACCTACCGACTTTAATCGCAGCGTTCGAAGAAACATTGAAGAACGAAAGCGCGAAGTTCTTCGAAACGATAACAATCAAGGACAAAGACTTCGGTTTCATTCCCGACCTTTACTCAATCTCAATGGGTGAATACGCGGACATTTCAACGTGGGCTT